AATTTCATTACTTAAAAATTGCTTCCAAGTTGTTAAGCCAGTTACCATAAACATTGTAACGGCACTTATAATAGTTATGGCTGTTGCATTGCTTATTGGCATCGTTGGTATTACACCTTGAAAGGCTGTAAAAAATACTACCAAAATAGTAAATATGTTTGCCCATTTGTTTTTTGTACTTATACTCATAATTTAATTTTTTAATAATTTCCTGCTATTTTAATTTCTATATCTTTAAGTTTTTCCATAATGCTATCAATCTTATTAACTAACTTATCTTCCAAGTCTTGTACTCTCTTTTCAACCTTTGTTAAATCAATTCGTAGATAATCAATCTCGGCTTTATTTGTAGCCATTTTCCTTTCGTGCGAAACATATATCAATACCACACTACCTGCCATTGTTATAAGTCCTATTGCTGCACCTACTATTTCCCCTAAAGCCATCATTTTATTTTCTTAATTGTTATTAATTTAGTTTACCGCTATTCCCAGCCGCCACGCCAATAGCTTTTATTGTACTTTGTAATTTTTGGTTGCTATCAAAACCTTTAACCAAATAATCATAGTAACCCATACAATCCGTTGTTAGTTTATAATTGCCATTAGGTAGCTTTACATAGTCGCTGCCTTGCGGTATGCCATACAATGCTAAAACATCGGTTATGCTACCAACATAAACACCTGTGCTACTTACTACGTATTCATTATTTGTAATTGTCAATTCCTTTGCATAGGACTTTGCAAACTTTAACTCTTTATTTTGCCCGTTAAATTTTACTATAAATTGCAGCGTAATTTCTTTTGTACGTTGGTTGTAAATTAATGCTTCAAATGTAGCTTTACGTTTTAGTGCAATACCATCTTCAACGCTATCCGTTAGGTTAAATTTTATAGCATCGTTATAGGTGCTATCCTGTGAAAAGGCTGTTACCGAAATTAAAAGGCTAAGTGCTAATAATACTTTTTTCATTTTATTTATTTTAATATAATTTTAAAAATTTACTTATACATTTTACATTGCTGAATGGCTTACTTTTTTCCAAGCTGTTCCATCATAAAAACATAAAACTGCTAATGTTGTGTTATACACTACAAGTCCAGCCGCTGGTGATGAAATTGCATTTATTTGTGTCGTTGTCATTCGTGGTGGTAAAAAACCTTTAGTAGTAGATGTTACATCTAATAATGAACTTGCCGCAGGCGTCGTTGTTCCAATACCTACACTACCTCCTACTGGTTGTAATATTAGATTGTATGCTGTAGCTGCGTTATTACGCATTACCTGCATATAGGAATTACCATCTGAGGTATTTATTCCTATATAAAGACCGAATAGATTATTATCCCCAGCAATAAATAAAGCCCCTTTACCAGTACCTAAAGTAGGGTAATCAGTATCAGTTCCTTGAGTAATATGAAGTTTATTTAGTGGAGATGTATTAGATATACCTACGTTTGTTGCACTAGCATAAATTACACTATTACTTATTGCAGTAGAACTTGTAAACTTAGGTACATAATTAGTAGTACCTGTTCCTGTTACAGGGTTAGTAATCACCCCTTGATATTGTGGAATATTTAAAGTGTTTGCACTAAAGGTCGCTGCACCACTTGTTCCTGTTGTGGTTAAAGTTATTGTTGCCTGCTTTGAATTAAACGTTGTCCAATCAGTACTTGATAAATATCCATTAACTGAAGTAGTTGCAGCAGGTATTGATATTGTATTTGTAGTTCTTACTAAAGGGCTAGAAAATGTTAATACACTTTCCTTGCCGTTAAATGTTGTCCAATCCGCTGAACTTAATGCACCACGATTTGTTGCCGATGCAGTTGGTACGTTTAAAGTTATTACGGGTGTTGTTGTGCTATTTGCAACTGTGCTTGATAAATCCGTTCCACTTGTTCCTAAAGTCAAGGCTGCAACGGATGTTACTGTTCCTACACCTGTCCCACTTGACGCAGCCGTAATTAAACCTTTACCGTTAACTGTTATTGTAGAGTTAGTAAAAGTTCCTACATTAGAATTAACCGTTGCTAAAGTTAAAGCATTTGTGTTATTTGCAGTCCCATCAAAACTACTTCCTGCACTTGTTGCATCACCTGTTGTTGTACCTATTGTTCTAGCAGTTTGCAAAGCTGTTGCCGTTCCTGCATTACCCGTTATCGTTGTTTGGTCGCCTGTATTTGTTCCACTTAAATTAGCTACTGCACCGTTGGCTAAAGATGCGTTACCTATTGCACCTGCCGCTGTTGCAAACGTTCCCGTAAAAGTTGCATTGTTAATATTTGCTTTTAAGTTTATCCTATTGCTTAAACTAGCGGTATCTATTTTTCTTAAATAGTTTGTAAGCATTGCAGCCGTATCACTAATATTAACTTTTAGATTTATCCTATTGCTTAAACTAGCAGTATCTATTTTTCTTAAATAAGGTGTAAGCATTGTAGCCGTATCACTAATATTTACCTTTAAAGCTAACCCTGAATTAACCGCAGATGTCTTTGCGTAATTAGCTAACATAGCCGCTGTATCACTAATGTTAACTTTTAATGCTAAGCCAGAATTAACTACCGATGTTTTAGCATAAGGACTTAACATTGTAGCTGTATCGCTTATATTTACCTTTAAAGCTAACCCTGAATTGACTACCGATGTTTTAGCATAGTTGGTTAACATAGCCGCCGTATCACTTATATTGACTTTTAAATTTACTGCCGAAGTCTTTGCATAATTACTTAGCATAGCGGCTGTATCGCTTATGTTTACTTTTAAATTAATTCTATTAGATAAGCTAGTTGTATCGGTTGCAGTTGCAGGTGTCCATTTTGTACCATTGCCAGAATACAACACCGTACCAATACGTGCAACACCTGTCTTATTAGTTACTGTATCGCTTGGCAATAATAAAACTAATGTAGCATTTACTCTTTTCATTTCATACCCATACTGAGGCAATACTTGATATACCTGCCCCAAACATTTTATAGAAATAAAAACAATAAGTAAAGAAAATAATTTTTTCATATAATTTATGTTGGTGTATCGCAACCGTCAAAGTCGCTTGTTACTGTAATATTTGTTGTAAATTCAACCCCTGCTAAGTAATCTTCGTACTTATCGGAAATAGTATTAAAGGGTATTACATCTTCAATAGTGTATTCCCTTTTAGTTCCCCTTATCGTTTCTATAACATCGTTTGCTATTTGCAACTGGTCCGATATAACCTCTTGTTCAAACTCCATTTCCGCACCTGACTTATCTAAAAAGAAAAACTGCACATTGAAAATATGCTGCCTACCTATATTTAACTGACCGCTATTAAGTGAATAGCAGCATATAGGGTAAACGGGTTGTTCATCTCGGTTTAACCACTCTTTCGGTGTTACGTTTTTTGCCGTCTTTATTATTGGGTTTGCTTCCAACAATGTTTGTATCTCTGCTATTAGTTGGTTGTATGTCATAAAACAATACTTTGTCTATTAATTTTTGTTTATATTTTGCCATATTTATCTATAAGTAAAAGAAAATATTTCGTCAACTCCTACAACATCGCCTGTTGGTAAAGTGCAGGTAGTGCCATTTATTTGTAAATATAATGTGTTTGCCGTTGCTGCGTTTGTAACTCCCTTAACCAAACCTGACCTTGTTGCTATCAATACTGTACTTGAAGCCGTCATATCAGGAATAGTGAATGAAGATACCCCCACCGTTGGTGTAATATACACCGTAAACGTACTGCCATTAGTTGCATTGTTACCAGAGAATGAACGGTTTTTAAAGTCGCTAATATTTCTACCTAAATAAATAGGCGAAGTGTAACCCCTTAACTCTGGGAAAATAACATCGTAACCTGCACCCGTATTAAAATACTCGGAATACATTGTGTAATTCTCACGTAAATAGTTAATCATTCTTTGCTTATAAAACTCCGCTGTTGACTTATAAGAACTTGCTATAAGTTCTAAATCGCCTCTTGACGGTGCGTTACTTTCTTCGGCTGTCTTTTGTAAAACACCCTTACTGAAAAACTGATAACCTAAAGCCATTGGCAATAGGCTCATAGTGTACCATACAAGGCTATCTGTGATGTAATTATCCAAAAGAATAGTTTCGTTAACTGTTAAATTATCTGCCTCTACACCAGCCTGTAAACGCAAATAAAGCGTACTACCTAAAGCCGTTTGTAAATACATATCTTGTGCTAACTTAATATGTGGTTTTAGCTGCTTACTATCAATAGCATCCGATATGCCCGTTCTACTCTTTAAAGTAGTTTCATTTATGAATAAAACATTTGCACTCATAATTAATTATTTTTTCTTACTACTGTTAAAGCAAACCACTTGTGCCTACATTGTGGGCTATGTGAGCCATCTTCTCTTGTCCACCATCCACCAACTCTATCATATACTGAATAACCCAACCTCTCACTTATTGTTTCAATATCTGCTCTGCTATAAAGTCTATTTAGGTCTAACATCTTTTGGCAAAATGGTCTTGAGCCTTGTTTGCCACTTTTCATTTCTTCTGCTGATAAATCTGTTCTCCATTCATAACTGTACCTTAATAGTATTTCGGTAGTTGTAGGCTTAGGAGCTTCTATCTTAATATTTGTTGCTGTCCTTTCTACAATAATATCTTCGCCTTGTTTTACATTAGACACGGTAAATATGCCGCCATCTTCCATACTACTTAAAGCCTTTGCTATTACAGCCTTTTTAACTTTTAATGTCGTTGCTAAAACTTCCGTTGTAATTCTTTTATCCTTTTTGATAAGGTTTAAAATATTACTTTCTAATTGGCTTAATTCCTGCACATCGGCAAAGTATTCCGATTGTATTGCATCCTTACGGCTTAATTCCTCAAAGCTATTTTTATCTTCACCAAATTGGCTAAACTGCTCTAATAACGCAAAGTCAACTATATCTTGGTCGGAAAATTGTTGCTCATCTATAACTCCTAAGAAAACATTAACATCTTCATCTGTAAATGAAAAGCCTTGCTTTAACATTAAAGCCGCTTGTTCTTTTGTTAACTTGCCTGTATTAAATTGGCGAACAATACGCATAACATTTTGATACTGCCTACCTGTTAAATTCTTTATATTATCATTACCTAATTGAACAGGTGGGGGAGTTGGCATTGAGCCATCGCCTATTATTTGTTGACCTGCAATGGCTGCGGGAATTAAACCTGCTAAACTTCTTATCTCATCAGGCGTCATACTTTCTAAAACCTTATTTGCTACTAATGGAGAAAGTGAGTTTATGTTATCTGAGATAATTTGTGCTTGTGATTTAATTGTCGGGTCTAATGGCTCGTAACCCATAACCTCACGTATCTCATCTTTAGTAAGATTTTGGCTTTGTATGTTTTCGCTAAAAGTAAAACCTAAAGGTTCAACTGGCACAATTACATATCCAGACGCATCGCCCATTAGTGTCAATAGTTTATTAAATACTTCCGTATGTTGTTGTTGCCTTTCTGCTACGTAAGTGTTATTAAATATTTCGTAAGCATCTCTAATCTCACTACTACCACCTAACTGTCCTTCAGTCTTTATACCGAATAACATTGGCGAAGTAATTTGATGCCCTGCAAAAATCTCTTGTTGAATAAGATTATTTATATTTGTAAAATCTTCCTTAGTAAGCATTGTTTGAGATAATGGTATTACCTCTGCCGCTGTATCTTTGCTTTTGTTAAAAAACAATAATACCCTATCGCCTTCGCTACCCGTAAACTTCTTTTTAATATCCTTCTCTACTTGCTCTTTTTGTTCCTCATTAGGCTCACCATTATTTAAGTTGATAGCTGTTGTTGCTACAAACCCGTCCTTTGCATTACCTAAAATATGCCTACTTACTTGCACATCACTTTCGATGTAATTAAGGGCTTGATAGTAATTAGGTGTCGGGTAAATTTCATCGCCAGGATTGTATTGCTTTACAAATAATACTTGCGATGGGTTATCCTTATTGTATGTCCCACTAAATGCTGGGTAAGCCCTAGCTTTTTCTCTGTTATCTTGCCAATCATTTTTTACATAAAAACAATTCTGCTCTTTATTAGTTCTTACTTTTTTAAAATCTAAATGATATACATCTTTTATCTTACCTTCTAAATTATAAATTATTTGTAAATAATAACCGCAAAATATTTCATCATCCTTTACAGCTTTCTTAAATATATTATTCCATGTTTCGCCTTGCGTATTTGCCAATAAATCTTTAGGGAAATTAAAACCTTTACCGTAAATGTAATTTGACTTTCCTTTGATTATAGCACCGTGCTTAGAACTTTCTTTGTAAAGATTAAGTAAGTAATCGGGGTAATCGTTATTTGCACCATACTGAATATACCCTTGCCCCTTACGTTCCTCAAACTTTGGTTGCTCTGCTTTGGCAAACTTTACAGAAATCAAATTGTATTTTCCTATGTTATCCATTGTATGTCTTAAATAAGTTAGATTGTTCTGCGTATTCCGTTGGTGCAAACTCTGTTGACGGGTTTAAATACATATATCCTGTTTCAACTATTACACCGTAAGTAGGTGAACTTGGATAACTACCCGTAAACTCCTTAATACTATATGTATAAAAACCCGTTGTTGCTGTACTAAAAAAACTATTAACTACCACACTAGCTTTATCATATCTAGCCGTTGTACTTACGTTTGTAATTGGTATAATAACAACCTCTAAAGTTTCTCTATTTGTAAAAGTAAACAAAAATTTCGGAACTGTTAGCGTAGAATTTTCAGTACCCGTAAAGTATATTGTTTGCGTAAGTCCTTTTGTTAAATTTATCATATTAAAAAACCCCTGCTTTCACAGGCAGGGGCTGAACTTTTAATTGTTATTGTTTATTAACCAGCGGTTTCTAAAGCATTACCTACCGTACTTGATACTACAAAGAAATCTTCTAATTCAGTACCTTCAAACTTCAATACATAACCATTAGCATCACCAGCCGCTGCACCTGTTGCTCCCGTAGAAGCACCTAAATACATTCCGTACTGCTTACCATACATTCTATATGTACCGTCTTTATCTTTAGTTACTATTACTACTTTGTTTTTTGCTAAAGTTGTAATCACGTTTCTAGTGGTTGCATCTCTTTTGTTGATAGGAAAATCTACCATTTGCTCAAAGAACAATGTACCATTTTCTGTTGAACCCGTTGGGTTACTTGAAGCTGTTGCACTTGACTTTGTAGGTACTTCAAACTTATAAAATCTCTTACCTACTACTTTAGTAATTCCAGTGATAGTTCCAGAAGCATCTAGCATAGTAACATTACCGAACTCGGCAAAGTAAACTGCATCAATACCACCAACACCATCTCTACAATCTATCGTGTAACCTGCTGTTATTGCACAAGGCATATTTTTTAGTATTAAAAAAGGGCAGCGTTTTGCACCGCCCTTTTTGGTTAAAAATTATTTATTAAATAGCTGACTTAAACTTAACACACTCATTTGTGAATGCTACGTTAACACCGATTTTCCACTCTGCTCTAAATCTTACATCGTTGTTATCTTCGCTGTACCACATTTTGTAGCTGTTCTCTTCGTTTACTAAGTCAACCGCTAAAGCAATATTTGATACGCTTATAGCATAAGCATCACCTATTGAATTTAAACCGTTTACAGGTACAACTTCGATTGAAGTTCCTGGCAAAGTAAATACTCTATCTTCTTTATCTTGTGGATTGTAAGCATAAAGGTTTAACGCTCTGTAAGCCATTATAAGCAATCTAAACCAATCGTCACCTACAAATATCTTAACGTCACCCTTGTTTAATACTGCAACTGGGATAGCTTTGTAGATACCTTCTGTTGCTGCTATTACGTTAGTTGCTGAAATAGTTGCAATCGGTGAACCACTTACACCTGTGTAACCAGATACGTTAGCATCAACTGGAGAACCTGCATCAATTAATTTAACTAGACCGTCAAACTTATTAAGGTTTGCAGTTGCAGAACCTGTATCACCCTGCCATATTGCAGTTTCTAATTGAGCTGCGATACGAACGTTTTTCTTATCTAAGAACGCTTTTTGGAAATCTGCATTACCAAAATCTTCTGTTGTACTACCTGCTTTTAAAGCCTCTTGAGTAAAGTAAGCCTCTAAGTCTTTAGGGCAAATCTTCTCTTCAACTTTAATCTTACCAACTGTAACTGTACGTTGTGTAAAAGTAGTTGTACCACTTGCATCAAACGAACAACTTTGAGTTGCAAACACAGCGTCCGTATCCATTAACGGAATAGCTTGTGAACTTTTTACGTTTGGTAGTACGATACCACCTTTGATA